TGGCAGTCGAGGTAGGGCATCTCACCCTCGGGGTTTGGAAACCTACTTACTCAAGTAGGGACCAAAAGACGGTTTCACACCGTCTCCCTTCTATTGCACCTGCAATGGGTGCAACAGCACGCCTGGCTTCCAACTCATATCTCAAATCTCTAAACCAGTTGAATCGGCCATAAGGCCAAAACTCTTCCGGTCCAGGGTTAGAGACATAGGATGGGAGCTCAGACACCGGGGGCTCGTACCAGGACGGTGCGAGCCTTCGGCTCCTGACGTAACGCCGTTCTCTGTTATGTCTAACAGAGAGGGCGCCGTCGGCCCAATCGCCTCTAGTTATCGCAACTAACAACCCGGGTGGGTTGTAGAAGCGATCGCGTAGGCCTCTCGGGACCTTTATGGCGTCGTCGCTAAGTGTAATTTGACGGAGCTTGGGAGTACACGCTTTATAGCGAATACCTCCTTCGACCCGTTTTACACGAAGCCACGGCCACCACTCAGGGACCTTGAAACCCGCGTCGTCAGACTCCCAGAAGGGCACCCCTAGAAAGGGCGCCTTTCTGAGTAGATACTGCAGCGTCGTATCGAGAGAGATCTCGTTACGGGCGCTCCATCTGACTAGCTTGTTGAAGGCGACGTAAGTGTCCTGTGAAGTACTAAGATGCTTTAAGTAAGCACCCCGTACCATGTGACCCTTAAAGAAGTCACATCCACAGGATTCACGGAACGGTCCTTTATTAAAGGACTTCTCTGCGTTTACTCGGAAACCCAAAAGGCCAAGAAGGTGGATGACGCGATCGTAAGCATCGCTGCGAACGATAATGTCATCGCCAAACACTGACCAATTGGGATCCTTGCTATTTACTCGGTTAAGGGGAATACCCTTTTCCTCGTAAACCGCAGATACGACGGCCGAGAACAGAAGTGTTTGCAGAGGGAAGGTAAAACCATTCCCCATGGTAGACACCATGTTCAAGGGCAGCGCTGATCCATCCGGTAGCCTTGAAACGGGCGACCGGAGATACTTGAGGAGCGAGCTAAACCATTGCGGGAAAAGCTCGTCGACAAGCGTTAAGCTTATAGAGTCAGAAGCGGATTCAAGATCAATCGTCGAGAAAGATCTCGGTCCGCTCATGTCTATAGAACCTAACCGCGCCATATGCCGGTTAACATCAGCCACGAATCTCAGGTCAATTCCGAAGAATTGTCTGAGCCTTTCGCGTATGATGTTACCCAATCCGAGCTGGTACCACATGTTCAATGTGGGCTCAGTGCAGATTGTTCGGCTTATGTCGATGTTCTTAGGCACTAAGGACAGGCGATTACCATCGACCAACTTGGGACCAAGCAGGTTAGCGAACCTGAGGCTTTCGGCCTCACGCCAAGTCTGCAAGTCCGATATGTTGGCCCTGTACTCTGCGTACAGAGACAGACCAGTCGTAGTTAACTCTGAGGAGAACATCTTTGTATAGAAGTCCCCTCCTCGTCCACTTAAGCTTGCTCCAGGACCCGTTTCTCCAGATTCAAAAATCTGTTTAAACGAATCTACGAGCAGCTTCCCTTCCGGGTGGAGAAAGCGGTCCAGACATGTTTTCACATTCTGGACAGCAACTTCATCCCAAGTGGACTCGACTACGAGTTTATAAGCTCCCATCCGTTCATTAACGGCATGGAACTTTTCAATAGCCTTGGCGTCTGCCTCGGGGTTAGGGTCTTCAAATTTCTTGAAGACGCTCTCCAAGAGCATCGTTGCAGCCACTGAACGCCGATCAGAGAATGGACTTTTTTTGTCCACTAACTGATATGACGAAAGGTCGGCCTGAAGGCAGGAAAAGAGAGAATGCCGATTAGGTGCGGACATACACTCACTCCAGGTGGACACTCAAGTTAAAACATCTTCGTGGCTAAGGCGGTGGGGAGCCACCCTTCAAGAGAAGTCTTGAAAGATAGCGAACCAACGCCCTCGACACGATCTGGATGAGTTGATCGAGTCGAAACTTCTTCGTCGCCATACGGCCTCAGAGGCCGTTGGTGATACAAGTCGTTCCGATATTCGAAGACTCAGCCCAGGCGATGCCAAACAAGAGTGAGAGAGCGGCACGAACGGACTCGGGGTCCTGAATGTCAGAACCGGCAGGAAGACTGATCGAAAGTTCGAACAGTCCAACCTGTCGGGGCTGACCACTCACGACTTCCAAGCCCTTACGAACGTTCCATTTGAAAACGTTCTTCGGGACGCTCGACAGACCCCCAGACGCGTTCACGGGAGGCAGCGCCTTTGGCGATGCAACCTTGAAAAACGTCGTGGTAAACGGATTGGAGAGGCTATTAACCTCAACACCCGTCTGGGTCCCACCCAGGGCCGAGACATAGTACTGCTTCCCATGGGCAGCAGGAGCT